ATCTGTCCTATTGGATTTGATGCAAAAAATGCAAAGTTTGGGCGAGGAGGAAAGCCCCGATGCCGTAAAAAGCTAGACTAGAAAAAGATAATTTAATTTATTTACAGTTTTTTATAGCAGAACAACTAGGTTACACACACAGAGAAGTAAGAGAAAAAATGTCTTTACAAGAACTTTTTGCTTGGAACGCTTACTTTCAAATAAAAGGTGAAAGAGAAGAAGAGGCTATGGAAAAAGCAAAAAGGAAAGCTCAAGTCCGTAAAGTACGCTAAACTTTTAGTATCCGTGTATTCTGAAAAATTTAGTGGCTTCCGAGTATAGCGTAAATATAAAACTAAATACTGCTCAAGTTAAAAAAGACTTAAAAACAATAGGCGATGGAATAGAAAATTTAGGAAAGAAGTCTCGTAAAGGATCTAAGGCAGCTTTAAGCGAAGAAGAAAAACTATTAAAACTAAAAAATACTCAACTTACCTTAGACAATAAGATTTTAAGAATACAGAACTCACTTGGCCCGTTAAGTGTAAAAAACAAGAACCAAATGAAAGTGATGAATCACTTATCTAAGGCTCAGTTAAGTACAGATACGAAACAATTTGACCTAGCTAAAAACAGTATTTTATTAGCCGAAAAAGAAATTCAAAGGAATAAAGAAAGTTTACTTGTTAATAAAGGTATAGAAGAATCTCTAAGAAAACAAAAACTGCTCAGGGGAGGAAGCACAGGATTTAATGCTGCACAATACGGACCGCAACAACCTATGCAAGGTCCAAGATTTCCTACTGGAATAAGCTCGGCTCTGAATTTTGACAAAAGAACAGGAAAGCTATTACGAGGACCAGCAGGATCAGGAGGTAGAAGTCTTAGAAACTTAGGAAGAAGGTTCGATACTCAAAGTGCATTAATAAGTGGTGGTTTCCCTCTGTTATTTGGTCAAGGTCCGATTGGTGCTGCTGCTGGTGGCCTTGGCGGTGGTGTTGGTGGAATGTTCGGCCAGATGGGTGGTTTTGCAGGAGGTATTGCAGCTACAGCAGCAGTTCAGGCCATTGCTAACACGCTCAACTCTGTAAGAGAATTAGGAAATGCTTTACGCAAACCAACAGAAAATTTACAACTATTAACCGAAAAACTATCCTTAACCAATACTCCAACAGGTGACTTAATAGCAAAGTTAGAAAGTGTAGGAATGAAAGCCGAAGCAGCAGCAGTTCTTATTGAAGAGTTTGCCGATAGAACAGGTAAGACCCCCGAAGAAGTAAAAGCAGCAACAAAAGAATTAGAAGAGTTTAATAAAGGAATGGCCGACTTAGGACTAAAAGTTAGTTTTATAGTGTCGGATCTTCTTGGTCCAGCAGTTAAATTACTTAACAGACTTCCTTTAGAGGGAATAGCAAAGTTTTTTATGGCAAGAGGGTTTGGTTATTTAGATCCAGGCGGGTTACTAAATATAGGACCAAAAGAAACTTTGGCACAGAAAAAACTAAGAATTGAAAGAAACAAGAAAGGATCTGGGACAGGCAGTAATTTGCCTTCAAACTTACAATCTTTAGATACTGCTGCCGATCAGCTAAGAAGCACTCGTGAAATACTACCTTTAAGACAAGCACTAGATATAGAGCAACAACGATTTACAGTAAATTCTAAAAATCTAAATGCTCTTAAGGAAGAGAATAAATTAAACGCAAAAATAGCAGAATTAAAATTTCTACAAAGTCAAAAAACAAAGGATATTAATACTGATCTAGACTTTAAGATTCAAAAAATGACAGCAGAAGTAGATCTTCAAAGACAGATTTTTGAAAACGCACAAATTCTTGCTGATCCAATACAAGCCCAAACGATCCAACTAGATCAACAAATGGCCGTATTATTGGATCGTGGATCTCAAATTGTCGCATTATCGCAGACAATATCTAGTTCTTTTGAGGAATCCTTTAAAGGAATAATAAACGGAACAATGAGTGTTCAAGATGGATTTAGAAATATGCTTAATGCTATAGCT